TAACATCAAAAGAGCTTATTCCTTTGGGTTTATTTACAAGTATTATTCCTTCCAAAATATCAATCCTCTAGTTTGTTTAATATATTTTAACGAGATATTATACCACAAAAATTAGAATAATGATAGTTTATCATTTAACTATGGGACCAAAGTGAAAACCTTTTCTTACTGGCATCATATATATATAGTCAGTAAAGTCACTATATTCTTCGCCAGTTTCAGTATCTTCTATAATAATTTCAACATAAAAATTATTAAAATTTTCTTCAAAATATATAAAAGTGTCAATAATTTCTTTATCAAGTGGATATAGATAAATAATCTCATCTTTATAATAACCATCATTATGTTTTAATTTAGCAATAGACTGATTTATTTTAAATTCTTTCTTCTCAGCAGTAGCTTTATTTATCTCAAATGCTTTTATTGCTTGATTGTAAATAGAAATTTTTCTATTATAAAAATTAATATTTTTTATTACTATATTTTCGGGAAGTTTTCCTTTTGAAGTAATTTCTAAATTTAGAGTTTTTTTGGTATCACCATAAGAGTTAAAATCTAATGAATAGTTATTTCTAATTTTTGTTATTCTTATTACAGATAATTGAATTACATAATATTTTTCTTTTACATAAGTAGTCATTACAATAATAAATAATAATGTTAATATTAAAAAAATTGTAAAAATTAATGTTAGAAAAAACTTTATTATTTTTGCCAATTTAAAACCTCCATATTTAGGTAAAAGTGGTATAAGTAAATTACGCATCAGTACCTAAGATTTTTAGAAATATAATAAAGACTTATGGAAAACATGGAAGAGAAGCTTTTATAAATGATTGGTTATATTCAAGTAAATGTAAAATAAATATTACAAGGGGAGAATCTGATAATTTTTTTTATCTTACTATTTTTCCATTTTTATATAAAACTTTTTTTACAACATTTCCATTTTCATCATATTCAATAGCTTCACCATTTAAAACATTATCTTTAAAATTATGAATTGCTTGTATTTTCCCATTTTCATAATAAACTTTAACAATTCCATTTGTTTTTCCGTTTTCAAGAGTAAATATAGCTAATAACTTACCACTAGGGTAAAATATTTTAGCTTCTCCATTTGGAAGAGAATTTTTCATTCTCATAATAGCACTCAATTTTCCATTTATGTAAGTTTCCATTAATCCAGAATCAGTATCAATATCATTAACTATATAAATCATCTTAATAATATTTTCATTTATGGTTTTTTGGGTTTCTGTAATTACTTTGCTATCTTTAATTTGCATTGTAAAAAGTAAATTTCCTTCTTCATCATAACATTCTGATTTTGCATATTCTATATTTGAAATACTATTTTTTGTGAAACTATTAGGATCTCTTAATTTATTTAAAATTTCAATAGCATCTTTTTTATTCATTTTCTTTTTTAGTAAATTTTCTGATTTTATACTAACATTTTTCCCTAGCATTTCTGTGCTATAATCAATGTATGAAAATGTTTTCCCTTCCTTTAATTGATACATTTCTTTTGCCTCAAAATAAGGGGCTACATTTATTAATTTTTCTGAAATTTTTTCTGTGTAAATGATATTATTATTTTCATCAGTAACAATTATTTCGTTTTTTCCTTTTTCTAACTTTGAATAAAAAACTGCTCTTCCCTTTTCTTTTATATTTTTTTCTATATAGTTAAATATTTTATCAATATTTTCAAGATTTGGTTTATAGTCTTTTAATGCTTCTTGAAAATTGGTACTACTACCAGTCATATTAGTATTTGGCATAATGAAGTTGGTACTTTCTACTGCCATACTTAAAATATTAATAAATAAAAATAAAATTGTAGTTAAAATTAATTTTTTTCTCATAATACCTCCTAAAATTTTAATATGTAGTTTTAATTTTAACACATTTAAAAAACTCTTGCTATTTTATTTTTTTCTTAACTATGTTATACTTTTTTAGAGGTGATGTAAGTGGAAAACAAAATTGAAAAACTAGCTGAAATTATAAAAAATTCTAAGCATCTTGTTTTCTTTACAGGAGCAGGTGTGTCAACTGAGCCTACTAACATTACCTACCGAATTAAAAAAAGGGAGATTAAACTCCCATTTTAAAAATATTTAAAACTTTAGTCATCACATCAGTGAAGTTATTATTTAGGACTAAAGAAGCATTATTGTCGTACTGAGTATTCTCATTATTAATGATAATTAGATTTTTACCTCTAAAGTATCTTAAATAATATGCAGCAGGATAGACTGTTAAACTTGTCCCCGCAACTATTAAAGTATCTGCTTGTTCTATTTGATAAATAGCTTCATTAACTACATCTTGATTTAAGTTTTCTCCATATAGAGTGACATCAGGTCTAACTATACCTCCACAGTTACATGAGAAATTTTTATTTGATGTTTTTCCACAGCTTAAACAATACCATCTTTTTAAACTTCCATGTAATTCTAAAACATTTTTATTCCCAGCCATTTGATGTAAATCATCTATATTTTGAGTTATTACAGCTTTTAATATACCTATTTTTTCTAATTCAGCTAAAGCCAAGTGACCTTTATTAGGTTTGATACCATTAATATTTAATTCTTCTTCCACATATTCTAAAAAGATTTTTCTATGTGTACAAAAAAAGTCTGAGCTTAATACTTCTTCAGGTCTATATTTTCCTTTATATAAACTACTGTATAGTCCATCTTTACCTCTAAAACTCTTCAATCCACTATCGGTCGATACACCAGAGCCAGTGAAGAAAACAAGATGTTTAGAGTTTTTAATTATATTAGCTAACTGTTTAATTTTATCTTCCATTCACATCACTCCTTTTTTTAAGTATATCACACCAGTAAAAAAAAGCAACTTATATAAAGTTGCTTTTCAATAAAATAAAATAGAAAGTTTCAAAGGTTTAAACGAAATTATTCTTATTTCTTTTATCAATATTTTTAAAATCTTTTTTGTTTCAATGATATCTTCTTCATCGTAATTTTCAATTATAAATTTCAATTTTTCTAAAATTTTTATATCTTTTGGAGTTGAAACATTTAAGATTTTTTCAAATTCACTAACTTTTTCCTTAGTTATCTTTAAATCATTATTGATGTCCTTAAATTTATTATCAAGTTCTTCTTCATTTATATAACCTTTTTGAAATAAATTTATTACTCTTTCTTTTTCGTTTTCAAGTAGTTTCAAATCATTTTTTAACTTTAAAAACTTTTTTTCCTCATTCTTTTTATCTTTAGAGCTATATTGATTTAGTTCTTCAAGTTCTTTTGAATTTAAAATAAGATCCTTTATTGCTTTATCCATTGTTTTTGCTGAGAAAACTTTTCTACATTTTCTATTAACACAAGTATATGAATAGTAAGTACGAGTTACTTTTCCATTTTTAGTCTCATAGCTTTTTTTTCTTTTTTGTTGATACATTTTACAACCACATTTACAGTATATAAGAGAAGAATATAATAAATATGGTTTTGCATTTCCAAAAGAAGCTCTAACTTTCATATTTTTTTCTCTTAAAGACTGACAAAATTCAAATAATTCTAAAGGAATAATAGGTTCATGCAGTCCCTTATACCATTTTATATTTTTTCTGCTTTCTTTTCTCTTTTTCTCATTCAACTCTTTAACATATCTTCTAAAAGGAACAAAACCAATATAAATTTTATTATCAATTATTTCCACTATATCTGATCTTGTTTTCTTAAATCTTCTACCAACTTCAGACAAGTTGTGAGTCTCTGCATATGTTTCAAAAATCTTAAGAATAAAAGGAGCTTTCTCAGGATCAGGAACAATCATTTTATTTTCCCCTCTCATGTACCCAGTTGCTGGATTCCCATGAACAAAGTATCCTGCTTTTGTTTTTTCTTCTAAATTACTTCTTATTCTCAAAGACATTTGTTTTATATCTTCAGCTCCCCAAGCTAAGAATATAGAGAGAGTCATAAAATCTTTTAAATATGGTTGAGATATACTATCAAAAGTAATTTTATATAATTCTAGTTCTTCAAAAAATTTCATTCCAGTAGATATTTTTCTAGCTATTCTTGAAACTTCCCAAAAAACTATTTTAGTATAGATCTTTTTACTAATAGCTTCAAACAGCTCATTAAATTCTTTTCTATCATCTACTCTTCCACTTTCAACGTCTTGATAAACTTTTAAAACTTCATAGTTCTTTTCTTTACAGTAGTCCAAACACTTCTTCAATTGGATATTAAGAGAGCTTTCACTCCCATTATCTTTACTTTGTTCTTTTTTAGAAACTCTTATGTAAATGGCTACTTTTTCCATTATGAAGCCTTTTTCCTTAAAATTATTTTTTTATATAGTTCTTCAATTTGTTCAACTACTGTAGTTTTAATAAAATCATTTTTCTTCTTTTCCATATTCATCTACCACCTTGTTATATTCAATTCCATTCTTTATTAATTCTTTCCATATTTTTATTCCATTTTTTCCAGTAGCAATTTAAAATATCAGTTGTTGTAAATTTATGTTGATACGTAATTGCAATTAATTCATCTATAGCTATTGCCAATTTGTCTGTATAAACATAGTGCATAAACTCTAAAAGATTCGGATTATCTGTACGAATGTATTCTTTATCAAAAGAGAAACAGATTGCTTCTTTTAAAGCTTTATTCTTATTATCATCAAGATAGTTGACTAATTGTGCGAAAAAGAAATAAATATCTGTCAACTCTTCAAGTTCCTTATCTCTACAGTATTCTTTTGTTTTCCATGTTTTATGAGAAAGTATAGTTTCCTCGTTGAATTCTACACATTCTGCTACTAATGACATTTTAATATCTTCATAAGTTCTAGTTCTAATATTATTGATGTTGGCATCTAATTTTTTTTGCAACAACAATATATCTTTAAAATTTTCAGGTTTTTTTATTTCCATTGTTTACTCCTTTTAAGCAAATGAAATATCTTGATACACCCATTCCATATATTTGTTTGAAAAGTTAAAAACTCGATTTAATTCTTTATCTTTTATTCCTAATTTTCTAGCAATACCTCTCATTTTAGCTGTATCCAAATCCCTTACCATTCTAGCCCAGGAACCAAGAGTTGACATAAATCCTATTGGAAGTCTTTGATTAACATCATCAAGGGTTAAAATAGGAGTTTCACTCACACCATTAATACATTTCATAGCTTGTTCTCCTATAACCTCAGTATAAAAGAAATTATTTTCTATATCTTCACCTTCTTCTCCATCTTCTGGTTGGAAGTAGTTATTATATATTTTTTCTGCTGAAGCTCTTGTTTGTGAGATTAGCATAATTTTATCAAACTTTATGAAACCATCATGTTCAGCAATTTCATTATCCCAAACTTTCTTATGATTTTCACAAACCCTAGTGATATTTAGTAAAATAGTAGCAAGTCTTGCTGCACTTAACTTTTCATCAGAAGGTTTCCTAGTTATCTTTATTTCTTTTTTTTCGTTTATTTTTATTTCTCTCTTCTCTGTTCTCTTTATTTTTCTCATCTTCAACACCTTTCGCCACCAAAAGAGTAGCTAAAGCTAAATTTAGTATACTCACAACATCACATCCAACTTTCCAACAAGAGAAATGGTAAATTAAGTTTATTTTTAATTTTTCTCCAAAGGCTAATTTCCATATAGCCTAGTTCAAAATTTTTAATTTTTCCTTTACTTTGATTAGCAATTATAACAGCATCATTGAAAGTACTCGCAGTATATTCACCATCAACTAAATAAAAATTTTCGCTAATTTTTCTTATTTCTAGCATCTTATCCTCCTAGTTAATATTGACACTGCAAATAATTTAATGTTAAAATAAAACTGTCTGAGGGCTTTATTAACACGAGCAATTATTTGCAGTGAAAAATAATAAAGTCTTTTTTAAATTATTCTATTTAAAACTTTTATAAAGACTTTTAACTCTTCTATCTCATTTTTGAGATTTAGAATTCTTGAAATGCCTAGCATAGCGATTGCAGCATCATCTTCTACAAGAGAGTTATTGTAATCTATTGTTGCTTGAGCCTTTTCTATCAAAGTTTTTTTGTCAATCATCATAGTTCCTCCATAAGCTTTTGTAAGTTATTAATGTATTCACCTAGTTCTTTTTTATATTCTTCTCTTTCATTATCTTTTAGAGTTTTAGCTCTCTTTTCCATTCTTTTTATCTTGTTAAAGTTAAAGAATTTTTGACCAGCTGGAAGAAACTCAAGTTTATTCTTTTCAATTACAGGAAGTAATTGTTTTTTAATTTCTTTAACCTTATAGATGTCATTTTCTAATATTCCTAATACCTCTTCGTATTGGAGTTCTTTATTGGTTAAAATTTTTATTGCTTGATCTGAATAAGCAAATATCTTATCTTTATAATTTTGGAATTCTAAATATAAATTCCACCTTTTTAAGTAAACAGAAACAGCATCTTTTGAAAGTCCTTTAGACTCATACCAAGCCATAAATGAATTTGAAGGTTTTAAAGTTTTTTCAATTAATGCTAATGATGAACACATATCAAATAAATTATTTTTGTACTTCTTATATGTATTCATAAATATCTTTTCTTGTTCAGATACAGTAGCTATTTCAACAGCATTTAATTCGTAACTGTCGAAATTAAATTCCTTTATTTCAGATTTAGAAGATATAACTATGTCAAAATCATTATCTAAATTTTTATTCATTGTCTATCTCCTTCCAAATACTTATAAAGATTCCCTTTATATAATCTAATTTTTGAGCTTTACTTTCCCATAACAGAGTTTCATTGTCTATCAATTTAGAAATAAGGCTAAGCTGAGGAATAGGAAAACTTAAATGGATTCCTTGTACACTTAGTTTTTTGTTTAAAAAATCATAGTATTCTTTCTCAAGCTTTGTTCTTCCAATTCTATTTGGAACAATAGCCTTAACCTTATTCAAATCAACTTTCTTCAACATACTCAACACCGAATGAGTTGTAATATTATCAAGAAAGGTTGGAATGACTATATGGTCTGCAATTTCAATAAACAAATTATCTAGCCCCATTACTGGAGATCCATCGATAACAATATAGTCAAATTCCTCTTTCAAAATATTTATAGCTTTTTTAAAAGATTCATTAAAAGAGCTTTTTATCTTGTATCCTTGTAAGTGTAAGAAGAAAAGATTTTCTCTTAATTTTTTAATTTTATAGCTTTTACCTTCAATAAAATCTTCAAGCCCAAATTTACTAGTATCGTCAACTTTAACACCTGCAAACTTTAGAATGTCATTTTGGGAATCGCTAGTAAGAATCAAAGTTTTTTTATCTTTTATAAATGCCTTATAGGCTGCTAGTTGTAGAGTTATATAAGTTTTACCTACTCCACCTTTATTGTTTTTAACAAGTATAATTCCCATAGTATCCTCCTAATTTTGATTATGTTTTTTAGCAAAATATATTTTATGATTTTGCAGATTTATCAATTTAACTCCATCAAACTGTAATTCTAGTAATGGATGTACTGTCCCACGTTTTTTATTTACAATTGCATAACTACCGTCAGCTCTTTTTTTTACAACACCACAAGTAATCATCTCATTATCTTTTATAGCTAACACATAATCATCAGTGTAGATGAAATTCTTGTTAATTTTTATTCCAGTACTTTCAAGCCAAATAACATCTGAAAAATCAAATTCTTGTTCACCTGTTCTTTGATTTTCTCCTATTATTTTCATTTCTTTAAAGTCTACATTCAGAGCTTTATATACTCCTCCTGTAGATATACTGTAGAATTTACCGTGTAGTTTCATTGCTAATATCTCCTTTCCTATTGTTGATTATAAAATTCTGGTTCTCTTAATTTTTTAAAAACACCCACTTCTACTCCATACAAATCGAAAGATAATCTCCCCCAATTAGAACAGTATTTATATTTTTCAAAATCTAATTTTTGTTCATCTGGAAGAGAAGCATTTATTCTTTCAAATTCTTCTTGCAATTTACACCATTGAGCAAAAGGCATATTTATTTTTATACTTTTTTCCATAGCACTCCCATTTTTTCTTTGATTTTTTGTGAGATCATAAGATAAAAGACGCTTTCAGCATTTCTTTTAATATCTCTTAGCATAGGATTTTTCATTTCTTCAATTATTTCATTTTCAATTTTTAACTGTTGCTCTTGAGGTAAACTTTTAAAAAATTCAATTGCTTCATCATTTCTTTGATACTCCTTTCGTTCTTCGTTTTTTATTTTTTCTTGTTCAGCTTCTCTCTTTTCAATCTCTTTAGTATTAACTTCTGTTGTCCCTTTGAAGAGATGAGTTGAAAATACAGCAGCAACATTTTTTACATCACTTTTATTTTTCAAAATATCTAGCTGGTCCTGGAATGATTTTAAAATAAATCCTAGTGAATTATTTTTTAATAACTCTAAAACTTTAGCTTCATGCTTCTTAGAAAAATCAATCTTATTTGTCATGAACCATTGTTTTATTTTTTTTAAATCATCATTGGCAAACTCATGCTCATATGATTTATGTTCTTTATGATTTAATTCTTTATTTAAGTTATTTATTATATATTCTTTATTGTTGTCGATTTCAGACAATCTAGTTTGACTATTTTCATCAGACAAGTTTGTCTCTTTTTTACAATCCAGTTTGTTGATTTCAGACAAACTAGTTTGCGGGTTAAAAAAAACTAAATTTTCAATCATAGGGTAATTAATCTTAAAATATCTTTTGCATGGAACTCCTTTATTTTTTTGTTCCAATATTTTAAGTTCAATTAAATCTTTAATAATCTTATCTTGTTTATGTCTACCAATTCCTGTAAGTTCTCCAATTTTCTCAATGGTTTGATAAAACCACCCTTCATCATCAGATAGCCCATCAGATGCCTCTATAAGAATTGTCAACAAGAAGGCTGATTCTATGCCTAAACTTTTAACTATTTGCTTATTTAATGTGTAGTAATTACTACTCATTAATAATTGCTTAAATGTTTTATCTTGCATCTTTCCTCCTATCTTTCAATAGAATTGTTTAAATTTTCTAAAAATTGTTGTATAATTTATTTACAGTATTTTATATAGGAGGTATTATATGTTTGATGAAAAATTTTTGACCTTATTATTACTTTTCTTTCCAGGAATAGTAGGAGTATTATTTATTAACTATGTATTAGAAAGTTATAAGAAGCTGGAAGCAAATTTATTTCTTCTTTATTCTTTTGCATTAGGTGTTATATCCTACTTGCCTACAAGATTATTTTGTGAGGATAGCAATATATTTGAACTTAGAGTTTCAATAAAAGCTATAATACTAGCTACTATCTTTTCTTTAATAATCTCAGCAATAATAATATTTGTGATAAATAGTGAATTTCTTCATCTATGTATAAGAAAAACGAAAATATCACAAACAATGGAAAGAAAATATATTTTGAAAAATATCATAGCTTCAAAAGATTCAAAGATAAATTATTTACTCAATCATTGGGTATTAATAAGATATCAAAACAAAGAACAATGCTTCCAAGGTTACATAGGAGCAATAGATGTTTTAGAAGATAACTATGTAGAAATCTTACTAAAAGAAGTTAGTGCTTACTATGATAATAAGACACAACCTAGCTATGAGGTTGAAGCTATGTATCTTTGTGAAAAATTTGAAAATATAATAATAGAATTTCAAAAAAATATTTAATATTGAAAGGAGGAAGACTATATGCCAAATGGACAAGTAAAGAATCCTATTACTGATAGTGTAGAAAAAGCTATTTCAACCCCAATGAGCAATCCTAAACCACCAGTTCCAAAGAAATAATAATCTCCTCCTCTATAAAATACTGTAAAGAAATATTCAATTGCCAATGTCCAATCCCATCCTCCTATGGAGGAACTTCAATTATAAGCATAGTTTTCAGCTCCTTTTAATCATTAGTCTTTATATAGATAACCACAAATAGTAATATTTATAGTCATCTATCTAAGGACTAACCTTAGATTGTTTTCAATTTTTCGAGTTTTTTAATAATTTCATCTAATATTTCTATAGTTTCATTTTTTGATGAAAGACTAAAATGAATATCTTTAAAAAAATCTGCTCCTAAACTATTTCTCCAACCTTTACTATGTATAACCACTTCAAGAGCTTCACAATGTCCTAAAAAGCGAATAAATATTGTATTTTTATCTCTGCTATTAATTTCAAGTCCTAATTCCATTATTTTTAATATTTTTTCTCTAATTTCTTTATTTAACATTTTCAACTCTCCTAGTCTTTAAAGAGGTTTTTTAATTAATAAATATTGTTCAGCTATTTCTTCACAGATTTGTCTTAGTTCGTACTCTCTTGCAGCTTCTAATTGCTCAATAGTTTCTTTTTTGTTTTCATCAATCATTCCTTGAGCAATCATTTCATTTAATAATCCAGCTAAGGCTTTTTCTATTTTTTTTCTATTTTTAATACACATAATATACATTTGAACCTCCTATAGTTTCTTCTTTTCAATCTCTTTCAAAAATTCAGCATCAACATTTAAAGCACAAGGCTCTATATTAAACTTTTCTGGAAGAATAGAATATTTTATGTCGATATATCTTTTAGCATCTTCCATACTTGTAAAGGCATTAAGAATAACGTTATCATCATTAGTTACTATAAAGATTGTTACAGCTGTCTGAGGGCTTTTATCTTTATTAGTCATTCTTTTCACCTGGAACATTGCAAGCATAACCTAATTTTTTTAACTCATCTCTAATTTCTAAAAATTTTACATTTCCATATTTTTTAATTAATTCATTAAGTTCATTTATTCTCATATTCAATCTCCTCTCCTAACATAGATCCTAACAACAATCCTAATTCAAAAAATTCATCTTCAATGGTTTCAAAAGTTTTAAATAGTAACTCTTCAAAGTTTTGAAACTCAACATCAGATAGTTTTTCTTCTAGAAGACTCAGTTTATTTATAAGAGATTCTTTTAATGTTTTAGAATCTCCATTCAGATATCCTCTCTCTTCCAACATCCTTACCAACACCATTACCTTTTTACTTTCTATATCAACCACCCCAATTTATATTTTAATATTTTTTTGCTCCTATTTTGATACTATTATAATACTATTATTTTAATGTTAAGTCAAGTTTAAAATAATATTATTTTAACACTAGATTAAATAGTTTAATTTTAGTATTATATTAATATCAATAAATATGGAGGTATAATATGGCTAAGAAAATAGCACTTCAATTAAGACTAGATGAAGAACTTCATCAAAAAGTTAAAGAAATAGCAGACAAAGAATTAAGATCTATCAATGCTCAACTTGAATACTTTATTTTAAAAGGAATCAAAGATTTTGAGGCAAATCAGAAAGATTCTTAATTTCTAAAACTTTACTACCTAAATTTAATAAAATATTCATTAAAGCATTTTGAGATATTCCAAGCTCAGATGCTTTTTTTGTTATATATTTATAGTTTTGTTCAGACAATCTAATACTAGAATTATATTTAATGTTATCTTTTTTCATTTTATCCTCCTCTCTCTTCCAACATCCTTACCAACACCATTACCTTTTTACTTTCTATAAAAATCACCTCTGTATTTTTAAAAGTTATTTTAATTTAAAAAGCAACTATAATTAACTAAAAATAAAATATACTTTACTTTTATATTTTTATTATAACTTTAAAAATTTTTTTGTCAAGA